TCTTCGTCGGAATAGTCTTTAATCATCCGAAGGGAGTTGGGCCAGCCTTCTCCGATGAGACGTATTCTACGACCTTGGTGAGTTGTTCCGTCCTCTTCTGTTAAAGGCTCCGACTGCGTAGCAAGTTCGTGAACGGGACAGAAATGCTTCACACAGAAGTCCTGCCCACACTGAGTACAGATACGCTCGGCAACGCTACCACAGATGACGCATTTTGTGTCGTTTGGAGGGACTACTGGTGGGTCACTATCGTTAACATTTGTAACAGTTGTTTCAGCAATACGTTGTTCCTCCGCGATGGAGTCAAGGTCTTCGGAGGATGGGAGTTGGTGGTTCTGTTCGGAGTCTGGAACAAAATCTGGTAACGGGTCGTCTCCTGAATAGGCTCCTTGCGATTTTACTGGGATTGGTTCATAAGGGAGTTCAGGCTTTGACATTTTTGCCTCTTTTTTGTGAAACTATGAAAGTAACACTCTAATTTTTTTTACGACCATTAGTAATACATCTCCATAACCTCCGTCGTACTCTGGTTCGTTCTTAAGATAAGTTCCTTCTTCTTCCCAAGCTTCAAGGAGCGGACGGAGTTTTTGGTCAAGGTTGTCGCCAGTTTCGTCGTCTAAAGGACAATTGCATGTTGGACATTTCCACATTTTCTACTTTGTGGTCGGTTTGATACGACCTTCGAGTATCTGCTCTATAACAGAACGCATCGCTCGTGACAACTCGCCGTACTTTGGAAACTTTTTACGTAGTCGCTCCGCAAGGTCACGGTGAAGTGACACCGTGACTGTGGTAAATTTGGGATTCATTTTCTGTTCAAATAACTTTCATGATAGCCACTGTTAATTCCCTCGGTCCTACTTTGAGTGGCCTTGAAGCTTCTTTGATTACAGAGGAAAGTCTTTTCAACATCTTCGGATTTATTGTTCTGTGTCTTGCTGCGTGACAAGCTCGACACAGAACGACGTACAATTCAGAATCCAAACCATCGAGTATTCTAAGATGTCTAATACTCTCCGAACTTGATTTTCGGTGCTCGTTTCCATCATGGTTTGCATGATGGAGCAAAAGTCTTTTTAGATTATCCGACCCACATTCTTGACACCGACCACCAAGCTTTACGACCGCCCGTTCCCTTAGGTTCAAAAACATCAGTGGAAATCATAGCAGGGCCGCCGAGTTTAGTCAAGCTAAATAAGTGCTTTGTTTTCAACGAGTTACGACGAAATTGGGTACTAGTACCAAATCGGTCTAATTCGTATTCGGCTGTGTTTTATCCGTCTTCGGTCGCAGACCAACAAACTGAGCCACCAGCCGAGTATGCTCCATTGTCTGTATATTAGCGTCGATAAGCGCGCTGATGGCTTTGGTGTTGTTGTCAGTCGTTTTCTTCAGGGAATTCAAAGCACTCCCCAGAAGAACGACGCTTACGAATAGGAGTATCAGAATCGCTGTAATCATTGTCAATGTCCTCGTTTTCTTCGTCCTCGTCTATAATGTCAGGGAGGATGATAAGATTGAACAAATCAGAGTCCTCAAACACGACTACCTCCTTTGCGCTGCGTATTCGATCGCGCTCTTGATATCATCGAGTGTAGAGAGTGGAGCATGAACCCTCTGCAAGCCCGGTTTATTGGGGTTGATGAAGAGCATGTCACCTCTACTGAGTAGGTGCTCAGCCCCTCCGATACCAAGAACGGTACGACTATCTGCCTCACTCGGTAGTCGGAAAGCAAGGCGAGCAGGGAAGTTCGCTTTGATATCTCCTTCCAAGAGTTTAACGCTTGGCCGCTGAGTCGATGCGATGATATGAATCCCTGTAGCCCGAGCCTTTTGAGCAAGTTGTGCCAGCTTTCTCGACGTTTGCGTTCCAAGAGTAATAGTTCTATTGCCTTCGGGGTCGTCCGGGTCCGGGACCCGCTGACGGTTAGTAAGCAAATCTGCGAGCTCGTCGATAACAATAAGAATGTATGAGAGGCGAGCTTTCGAGCCTTGTCTTGCCGCGTTGTATTCGAGTATGTTTCTTGTCGAAGTTTGACCAAATGTTTTGAGCCTCCTGTTCATCTCAACGATGAGTTCGTCGAACTTTTCTATTGTGAGTCCAACAGAGGTTGCAATGTTGCTTCGCAAGTTGTTTGCTTTTTCGAACTGAGTAAACTCAACGCCTTTGGTGTCGCTGAGTTCGAATTGAATATCGTCTTCGGAGTAGTTTAAAATTATGCCTCCAATAATACTGTTCAGTAACGTGGACTTACCTCCGCCGGTCGAGCCGGCGATCAGGAGGTGAGGCATTGTAGTTAGGTCTTCGACGATAAGTTTGCCGAGGTAGTCGATACCGAGAATCATGGGAAGTTTGTACTTTGTTGTGTCGAGGGTACAATGATTATACCACTTCACCCACTGACGTGTCTTGTTCGGCACAAACACCCCCACCGCAGACTCACCAGGCATTCGCTTGCACATGACGTCCTCAGCGCCGAGGGCGACAGCGAAGTCCTGCGACAGTCCTTCGAGCTGGCTCACCTTTGTAGAACCTTTCGGTTGGAATCTGTAGACACTGATAATGGGGCCGACAGAGATCGGGTCAACGAAGTCGGCGGTGAAACCGAGTTGAGCGAGCTTGTGAGCAAGGGCTATGACAGTCGCGTTTTGTTCGTCAGTTCGGCTAGTCGTCGTGTTTAGCATTGTTGATAATCGCCGTTCCGTGTTCGAAGTGAAATACAACGATAGTCGGTTCTTGGTCGTCGTATTCTATTTCTGTTAAGAAACCGAGACCTTTTCGTTGCGCGGCTGTAATCATGGCTTTCAAGTTGTGAATACAAATGTGACATGTTTCTGTACAACTCATCGAGTCACATCCCTTGCCCCAAGCTCCGAAGCGCTTACTCGACCGTCGGTGAGCATTGCTCTGAAGCCGGGAGCGAGATAGCCGAAGGCTTGCGCGAACGCACTGACGTCGGTGAATTTGATGAACAGTCCACCTGTCGCAGTCGCGATTTGGCGGAGCAGAGCTTCTCCACCACTGTCGGTCGAGATGTGGACACAGTCGATCGGTATGCCGACTTCTTTGTATTTTGCGAGCAGTGAATCGGCTTGCGAGCTTCGCTTCTCGTCCGACGTGTCATCGTCGTCGTAACCGTGGGGATTGTGCCAGTCGGTCGCCTCACCGTCAGACACGATAACACCCCGTGTCATAGGCACCTTCCCAAGCGCGGCTTCGACACAGCGACGCATCGGTGTGTTTCCACCCGCTTCGAACATAAAACCTGCGGTTGACAGTACCAACGAAGAGTTCGTCAAAGCAAGCTCAAACGATTCGGGAAACGTTTCGATAGCGATGGCGGTGTTGGTGAAGTCACAGCGTTGGATGAAGTTTTGGAGCGCTTTCTTGAGTAGGTCGATACGACTGTCACCTGCACGCTCCTTGGTCGACATCGACGACGACTTGTCAAGCATGAGACAAATACGGTTCGCCATCGTCGCCGGGTCAACTTCGTTGGCTTTCGCTTGGTTGACTCTTTGTTGAAACGGCGTCGAGGCCGAGCGAAGCTTTCCTTTGTTCAGCATAAGACCCGAGGATGAAACATCGCCGGGTTTGATGATTTTGTTCATAGCTTCTCCTCTGTGTTAAAATCAGTTGGTCTTGATGGACGTTCTTTCTCCAACTCTTGATGCCATTCTTCATGACGAGTAGTGTCTTCGACTACTGCTCCACAAGTCCAACAGCGATATATCATACTTCCTGCGTGAACATCACTGTCGGTAAATCTGTCGTCGAAGTTCATAGTTTCTCCTTCAGTCGAGAAACACGGCACAGGTACAAATTCCTATGCGTACTCCTGTAAAAAACGAAGGCCACAACTCGATTGCATCTTTTGGATGCACTTCGATTAATTCTCCCGAGCAACCGTACTCGAGTCTAAAGCCCTCTTCTACCAGAGCTTTGTCCAATTCGTTGGTGGGTCTGACTCGTATACGCTTTCCGGCATGTTTCCATACATCAGAACCATCTTTTGTATGGAGCATCGCTATGTGCTCTTTTGGAGCGATGATTGCGGGTTGCCAATCGTTATTCATCTCTTATAGAACTCCTTTTCTACTCTTGACCACAGCTCGTTGAGCTTCGCCATCTTCGCCCCCGCGTTAGCGTCGTCGAGGTGCTTGTCAGGATGTAGACTCTGTGCCGCGAGCCTGTAGCAGTTCTTCGCTGCGTCGAACGGTACGAGATTCATAAACGCGACGACCGCATCTTCGGTCGTACCTGCGGTTGAGGGGGTTAGGTACGAGTTCGATGCTGAGTGTCGAGCACCAGTCGAGAAGCCTTGTTGCTGTCTTGTTTGCTCGACCACGGTTTTTGATGTGAACGACACCGAGCCAATGCCGAATGCGCTTTCAGCGATTTTACGAATCGCTTCGCCGTAGGCCTCCTTGACGTACCACGTTTTAGAGTTGGGGTCAAAGTCACGGTCACCGCTTGGGATGATGGTCTTTAGAGCAGCGACTACGTCTTTGTTATAGCCTGAAACGACGGCGTAGGCTTGCGCCTGCTCTGTCCACCATATCCGACACTTAATAGCCACTAGAGTCCCTCTGGATTCGACGGGCCACGAGGGTCGAGCAACGCGATTTTCTCCTCAACCGACATTCCCGCCCAGACGTTGTCAAGAATAGCAACAAGCGCGTCTTTACCGTGGTCGTCGAGTGGGAGTGTGTCTTTGAACGCCTTCTTCAGTCTGTTTTCATTGACGATTTCCGCGTCATGAATTGACGACTCACCTTGAGGAAGCGCCTTGCGCTCGCGCCAATACTTTACCATCTTGTTGTGTTGAATACGACGACCTATCGGTGTTTGAGTCCAATGCTTACGTCTACGACTTTGGAGTTGCGACATTGTGGCTGTCTCCTTGTTTGATTTAACTTCGTTTGAACTTCTTATCCGAGCAGACAAGTTCCGAGGCCCGTTTTCGTCCTGTACTACTCTTTTTGGACCGTCCTCTTCTCCTTGTTGAGATTCTTGTCTGCTCGGATAAAAAGACCCAACAGAACGCCGAGACTGTTGGGTCGGTTGGTGAGGAGATATCGGTGAGCTATAGCACCGTCGGCGTTAATGTCGTTGGATTAAGCCGTCGCAGCTTGCTGACTGATCATCGCTAGAGCCGCACGCAGTTGGTCCGGGGTTATGTGGATGCCACCCTTCGCCAAGCTTTTAATCGCTTGCTCTTCAGGAGTCATCTTCGCACGTTCGACCTTCTGTGCGACAGCGTAGCTAACATCCCAGACGCCTTCCTTCGCAGCGAAGCTTTCGCCTTGAAGGATGTCGTTTGCTTCGTTGTCTTGCCGAAGCGAAGCTGCGTAGTTGAAAACACCGAGGAAGACTTCAATGTTTTCGTACTCCCCGACACCGTTACCACCCGCAAGCGTGACCGCTTCGTCAACAGACTCGGCAAACTTGTAGCCGAACGTTTGAGTAGCGACTAGGTCAGGCGGTGCGACCGGAGGTGTTTCAGCGCCAGCATCCTTGACTATCTTGTTCCACGCGCTTTCGCTCGTGATGTACTGCTTTTTGGATTGGTCGGCTTGCAATTCTGCATAGCAGACCTTCGTCTTACTTGTTTCGCGCATCGTTTTCTCCTTTAATTTAACTACGTTGAAACTTTGGGCTTTTGAAACTACTGTTAACAGAAGTAACAATAGCGTCTATGTACCTTGCTAGTGTACAATCTTGTCAGAACGAAGTCAAGTCGTAAGTGCTTTGTTTGCAATGACTTGTAAAAGCGAATACAAAACGAAAGTCTAGCGCTTGCCTTGACACCGCGAACAATAGGCTCCGCTACATTGATGTCCTTTTGGGTAGTCAAAGATGTCGCAGAGTAGAGTTGTGCAGACACCTGCGAGTACAAAGATAGCACTTAGAAGCATTAGTGTGTCAATAACGTGATTCATCTTAGCTCCTTACCCAGTCACACCATTGACTGTAAGTGATGGACTTGATTTCGTTCGGTAAGTCATGCTCTGGACCGACGAAGTACCACGGTTGGAGTGTGTTTGTACACATGTCAAGAGCAAGCTCCTTTGTAGGAGCATCGCGTTTTGGTATCGTCGTTTCGAAGTATCCTTCTTTGATAAGCCAAAAGTCTTGGTCTTGGTCGTGGGATACGACAGTTGGCTGCGACTTTGGAGCGACTGCTTGCAATGCCGCGACCAAAGCCTCGACTGTGACACCGTGTTGTGTCGCTAACGCGGCTAGTTCTTGTTCGTTCATGTTTGTAGTATCTCCAACTGAAACTCTTTGTCTTGTAGGTCGAACCACGTTGCAACCGTGTCGTGATTTACTCGATACTCATCGCCTTTGCAAAGAGTATCGACGATGTCCTGACGAATATCGTCGCCATCTTTGCTGTCGAAGAAGCATTCGATGACCTTGATTTGTTCTTCTCTATTGAGTTCTCTCCAAGTCACGAAAACACCTCCCCCGCTAGACGTCTCTGAACGTACTCATCGACCGTTGGTGTTGGTGTGCGACCGTGAATAAAACGGTAACGGGACCATTCAAGACTGTATTCTCGTTTCTTCGCGGAGGCATCTTCATCTGGTTCTGTCTCTTGAGGTTTTGAGTCGCTGTTTGTTTTCGATAATTGCTGTTCGAATTCTAGCAGATGTCTTTCTATGTAAGAATCCATCGACTCTTTTTGTCTTATCTCTTCTGGAGAGACATTTAGTCTTTGAGACTCTGTTAGTATCATATCTGAATAGACACCTTGAAGCTGCGTTTTCAGCTTCTGACGAGTCTCTTCTGAATGCGTTGGTGACTTAAGAAGCTTATCCAAAGCCTCTGCGAGTTTAACCTCGGCTGGATTCAAATACTCGCCTGATTTGGAGGCTTCGCTTACCGCTTGTAGCTTTTGTGCTGCTAATGCGGCTGTAATAGGAGGAGCTTCACAAAACTCACGTTCGGCGTCTGTGTATTGATGCCCACAGGCGATGCAACGATAAAGTCGTACCTTCTCCATCGAGCCGTCGAGCTTTTGATGCCATTGTGGTTGAGCATAGCCGTAACTACGTGAGCTTCCACACGACGTACAATGACGAACACTTGCGCGACGTCCGCATTGACACTCATCGCCACGAACTCCTGCTAGTTGTTTAGGAACTGGCATTTTCTTCGTCCTCTAGTTTCGATAAAGCGTCAATGATTTGCTCTTTTGTAGCACCAAGTCCACGTATCATCTTCGATGTCGTGTCGCGATTGAATTGCGGCTTGAGTGTTTGAATGAGAAGAAGTTCGAGGTCAAATGCTTCTTTCTTCGAAGTACACCATCGAATGTCGGTCGTTGTTATTGGAAGTTTTGCTTCTTTCATAACCTTTCGGACGGGATGTTGGGGGTCTAGCACGCGAAGTATGCCTCGTGCTGATGCGCCGATATAGATACAATCCTCCCAACAACGAAAGATATACACACACGGACTTATAAAGTGTTCGTACTCTTTGTCTGTCAAAATGAGTGTCGATAGTACTTGGAGTTTACGCATTAAGTATGCTACCAGTTTGTACGCGTAAATGCAAGCACTAAATGTGCTTTGTTATCAACGACTTGTAATAATTACACAGTTATGTTATTGTGTGTCTCGATTCGTGGTCAGTTGTGCCACGACCTTCGGCCAGTATTTCTCTTTCCACATTCGAGCATACTCCGGCGAACGTCGACACTGTCGACATGGCCGCCAGTTGAACTTGTTGTGATAGCAGATAAACTCGTTCGCTTTGTTGAGGGGTGGGTGGACAGTGAAGAGAAACTCAATCCACGCCGTCGATGGTTGATACTTCTGCGATGCTGGAATAGGATTGTTCGATGCGGCGATAGCATCGTCGGTATATAGTTCAAGGTCTTTGTAGATACGACTGATAGGAGTGTCACCCACGACGCGACTCCATCGCGAGTCTGACCGTCGACGCAATGACGCCGATATATACAAGAACGACAAAACAAATCGCAGTAGCGATTGACATTGAGTGCCTCACTGAATACAACGATAGTGCGTTGAGTCCATCTTGTGTCGGCTTGTGGGCGTACCTACCACTTAAGCTTCGCCTTCGCTGTCTACAACGTTCTGCGAACGTCTTGACAGACAACACACCGAAGGTTGCTCCTGACACTTGCGTAGCACTTGTGTACAAAGGATATCTGTACACACCAGTCTCTTCCCCTGACGTTGATGTGTGTGTACATAAATAATAATATATACACACTCGATGACGACAGGGGTCGGGGGTAGTGTGTACACTATTACAATGTACACAAGTGCTCCACACCGACTCAACGCACCATCACAAGACTCGCTGTGCTTCGCACCTTCGGTGTGACAAACTACTTCGTGATGCCTAGCATCTTCGCGAGTTTGGCTTTCGCCTTGTCGTTTCCCGATGCGGCTTGTTTATATAGAGTAACAACGTCGCGGTCGTTCCAAGTTCGAAGTCGCGCTGTCGCACCCGTCTTGACCGCGTCATTGAGCCAGTGTTCAAACGAAGACTCAAGACCACGGTCGGTCGCACGGTTTACAACTTCGGTCAGCGCGTCGTAAGACGCTTGCGATATCTCAACGATGAGATGCGCGTTAGAGTCTACGCCGTCGTTGACCATCTCTTGCACACTTGTCCCATTCTGTGTCATAGTCATTCTCCTCTGCGCAATAGCGCGTGTTGAGTTACTATACGACACACAACGAGCCTAGTGATAGTGCGTTTGTCGACAGTCGTGGTCTATATTACGTTCATTGCTATGCCGACGACGCTACTCGTAACACCGAGCGAGTCGTTCACCACAGCAAGCCTACCGCTACTGTCGTATATAGTGTTCGCGTGCTACGCACGGTCGCCGCAGGCGGGAGGGGTGGGGGCTAAAAACGAGTACGAGGTCGAGTACGAGTCTTACCTCCGCAAAAAATTTTCTCGGTTTCCTACATCGAAGATACTATCATTAACAAAGTTAACAGTTGTGTCGTTGTGGCGAAGCCGCTGAGTAGAAGGGAGTCGTTGTTTTTTCTTGTAACTTGCGTGTTTTGTTTGGGTTACGCGCTTGACATTTGCCACCGCCTATGGTAATATCGCAAACGGTTGTAGAGAGGGTGTATCAACTTCGTTGAGGTGAATCGATATGGCAAACGTCGAAGTTTGTTGTGCGCTCTGCAAGCAGGGTTCCCACAGAGATGATTGGCAAGGTAAGACCAAGGTCTACTGCGACACTCATACGTCGACAGAGATCAAAGAGTTCGAAGCGAAGCAGAAGGCCCCACCAGCCGCGGCCTCAGCAAAGTAGGTTCAATGGCCGCGCTAGAGCTCTACCGGACCGACTTCCTTGGCGACAATGCTTCGGCCTCGCCATTCAAGTGTTCGGTCTGCGGACGAGTCGCCTTGTGGGAACGAATCGAAGGCGACCAATGGTGGCTCAAGATTCCTTGTGAGTGTGGAAGCCAGAAGTTCAAGGTCGAGGTCGGTCAGACGACTTGGCATGGAGTTTACGGGACGAATGGATAATGGCTGGACTTAAACCAACTTCGTATTCGAAGACTAACATCAAGATTCCGCAAATCGTACGATGGCGCGTTGCGGGAATCTCGGATACGAAGATTCAAAAGATGCTTGGTATGTCCTCGTCTGGCCTCGCCCAGATTCTCGCGACGCCTGAGTATATCGAGGAAGAGGCCGCGTACCTGAATGGGCATCTGTCAGCAATGGATCGTGCGCTCGCCGGTAAGATTGAAGCTATTCATCAAGAAATGAGGCAAGCCGTACCCGCTGCTCTGCGGGCTTTGGTGGATACTGTGACACAACGCCGTGACTTAAAAGCAGCGATGCTTGCTGCGAAAGAGATACTTAATCGTGACCCTGATAGAAGCCTCGTCGAGTCCCGTTCCGATGAATCGGTCGCGCCAGGAATCCCAGCAGAGGTTATCGAGGCTGCGGCGCAAGAGGGCAATAAGATTGCGTCTACGTACGCTGAGACAGAGAAGAAGGTGGTGAACTAATGGCCGGCTCTTTTACTTCACCAAGCGGAAGCCCTCCCAAGTCCAAACACGGCAGAGGCCATCCGTCGAAGGAGTCCAATAGGCAAGCCTCCAGACCAGAGTACCCAATCACCGATTCCTTCTCCAGCGACAGTATTCCCTCGTTTGCCGAACGCCACTCAAACACGAACAACAAGTCGGGATTCAACACCATCCCCGCTCGCCCGCCTGCGGGGAGGCTTGCGCAGCGAAGCAAAAACGATGTCAACCGTTGTGCTTCGGGTAAGGAAGTTGGCAAGAGCGAAGCTGGTCACGACGCAAACACCGAAGGTTCAGGAGGTACTCAGAAGAAGTAGTCAGCCCCCTGTCTACTCAAATTGCAACGCTTCGTTCCAATTCAAATAGCGTCGGTTGACAGTCACGACGTTAAGATAGCCAAGATGCGAATCAACGCGCTTGGCTCGCTTTTCTATTTCACCAAAAACACGCTTCGTAGAAAACGCCTCACCGACCACCTTCACCGCTCTTGGTGTCTGAGTTTAGAGTGCGACCATCTAAAACACCTCTTCGAGTACCCACGCGACCACTTCAAATCGACAATCTGCTCAGAATCCTACCCAATCTGGCGCGCTCTTCCTTTTAACAGCCAGGACGAGGATTACTTCCGAGTCCTTGGTTACGAAGATGAGTTTATATCTTTTATGAAAAGGATGCATCGCCGTGACTCACGCAACCTCCTCGTCTGTGAAAACATTACGAACGCAGCCAAACTGGGCAGTCGTATCAGCGGACATTATGGCTCTAATGCTATCTTTAGAGTCCTCTTCCCGGAAATCATCCCCGACTCGTCGTGTACTTGGTCGAACTACTCGTTGCATCATAAACGGACGCCGGGCGCAGCTTCACATGGCGAAGGCACCTTCGACTTCTTGGGCGTGGGCGGTGCACTTCAGTCTCGGCACTACAACGGTTTGCTAGTTCAGGACGACCTCGTTGGTCGTAAGGCTATTGAGTCTATCTCCATCATGGAGAAGACTATTGAGTACCACCAACTACTCGTAGGCGCGTTCGAGAATCCAGACTCTGCGACTCACGAAAACGACGAGTTTATCGTCGGTAATCGTTGGTCCTACACCGACTTAAACTCACACATAAGGGAGCATGAGCCTTGGTTCAATATCGTGTTCCACGGAGCTTTAGGCGGCTGCTGTCCTGAGCACCCCTCCGATACACCTATCTTCCCTGAGGAATTCAGTGCTGAAAAGCTCGACAGATGGCGCAAGCGTCTCGGTTCGTATCATTTCTCCTGTCAATTCCTAAACAACCCCGCCGCTCCTGAGAATGCCGACTTCAAGGAACAATGGCTCAACCACTTCGTTATTGAAGAACCGAGCGAGCAGAACGGTTTCAAGACGATGATTCGTCACGAGGTTCGTGATGGGGTGGTCATCAAAGATTTCCCACGCGAGCACTTGCGCGTGGGAATGACAGTCGATCCGAATCACTCAGGCAATCAAGGAATGGGTCGTTGTCGGCATTCTATCAACGTAGTTGGTGAGTCTTCGGGTGGGAACTACTACCACCTCGATTGTTGGGCTAAGGCAGCGTCCTACGATGAGTTCTACAACCAAATCCTTGAAACTATGGCGAAGTGGAAGTTGACCAAGGTCGGTCTTGAGACTATCGCGGCTCAAAAATACATAGGACATTACCTCACGAAGCTTGCTCAACTCAAAGGACAACGTTGTCAAATCGTGGAACTCAAGGGAGAAGTCGAGGGTCCAGATGGTGAGCTTACTCGTAAGAAGGAATGGAGAATACGCAACGTTCTCTCCCCTATCTTCGAATCTGGGCGATTTTATACTCAAAGGAAATTTCAAGATTTCTTGGGAGAGTATACTACTTTCCCAAAGGGTAGGTTCGTGGATATACTCGATGGACTGGCGTATATGCCACAACTCATTAAGACGCCTCAGCGCTATGAGTCTTATCTCCAGAGCTTGCTCGCGAACCAACGAGGAGCTCAACGGGTTAATCAACCGTACTCTATAGAGATTCACTAATGCCGAAGAAACTGATGGACTGCGTACGCAAAGTGAAGTCAAAACGTCAAGGTAAACGAGTTAACCCTTGGGCAGTCTGTATAGCATCGACAGGTTTTAAGCCGAATAAGAAAGGAAGTAAAACGTGAAACGTCTTTTTCTTTTACTACCTCTGCTTTTGCTATTTACAGGAACCTCTCGTGCGCAGACGGGACCTTCGTTTTTCTATGTTGTTACCGCACAAGATTCGAGCGGATTTGAATCAGTCTTCTCCAACCAAGCATCGTGTGTGTTTACTCAAGGCAAGCACATTTGTACACTAAATTGGTTGGCATCGACTAGTACGGTTGCTGGATATAATATTTATCGAGGGACTGTAAGTGGTGGACCCTACACCAAGATTAGTCCAGCAACTCCGGTTTCGGCGGTGACCTACACGGACACATTCGTGCTGCCAACTGCACCGAGTGGTTTGACAGCAACTCAGAGCTAAGCTCGGTAAGAGTTTGTAAGGAGCTACAATGAATTGGTTCATTCAACTCTACACGAATCACCCAACAGTCGCACCTTTGGTAAGCTATATGTTATTCAGCGCTGCTGTCGGCGCGATGCCTGCTCCGTTGTCCGGCTCTGGTCTATTCTACATCTGGCTTTTCAAATTTCTGAACACTTTTGCATCGAATTTCGCACGTGCGTTTTCTTCAAAACTTGGAGGAGGTACGAATGGTTCGCAAAGTGGTGGTTCTGTCGTTCCTACTATTTCTAGTCTTACAAAGTAGTGGCTGTCCCAAAGACCCCTACCGAGCGGCTATACAAGGCTCAGCCGACGTGTCTCAGGCTGTAAGCTCGGCTATCAAGATTACGACCGCATACTACGCGAATGGGACCATCAACGACTCGGCCAAGGCGACGGTCGCATCTTATCTGACAATCGTTACAGACTGCAATATGACGTTTCGTCGGGCGGCTGTCAATGTACACAACTCCGGTGCGGCAGGAGCGACGGCTTTCCTTCCAATAGCCAATAGTTTTGTTTCCTGCGCGCAGAATTCAGCTCCGGTAATTGGGAACATTGTGGTTCAGAACTATCTCAAGGCCGTCGAGACTGCTATCAATGGTATCGGTCTTGCGGTTCAGAGCGCGAAAGGAGCAAAGTAATGGACCCTAATGTCGCAGTCTCACTTGCACTTACTGTTGTAGACGAAGCCATTGCGATGATTAAGTGGATTAAGGGACAAGCTGGTATGACGACCGACCAGATCGTCGCTGCAGCTGACGCTCAGGATTTGAAGAACAAAGACGATATCAAGGCTCTTTTGGCTCTTTAATCGAAGATGGCCGAACAACTCATTGTCGCGAAACTCTCCACGGAGAAGGACGAGGCTCTTCGTAAGTATTTGAAGAAGCGCGTTCGTGAGCTTAAGGATTCGATGAAGGAGCTCTACGAAGAGAAGGTCGTAAAGTGGAGAGCGGCGTATGAAGCACGGCCTCGTGAGGAGCAACGACAGTTCCCGTTCCAGAATGCTTCGAATCTTGTCATTCCGCTCATCGCGATTCATACTGACACTCTCCACGCTCAGATAATGGCCGGTATCTTCAAAACCGATCCTATTGTCTATGCTAAAGTCTTAGGCGACTTCGGGACCGAGTCAGACAAGCTCAAGGAAGCCTACGAAGAGTATATGCAGTATGTCTGTTTGGAGCCTGAAGAGCTGGACCTTTACCGGGTTTACAACGAAGGCTACCGTGAGTGTATCAAGTATGGGATGATTACATTCAAAACGCCATGGGAAAACAAAACACGCGACTTTCTTATCCCAGGCGGTGACGGAACTGGGAAGCCACGCGATTTCCTCAATAAGACTATCTACGAAGGCCCGCGGCCAGAGAAACTTCCGTTCAGTGGCTTTTACTTCCCGATTGCGGCGAAGCGTCTTGAGGATATGGATATCAAAATCCACAAGCGTATTATGACTCGTTACGAGATTGAAGAACGAAAGTTCTCCGACGTTTACAGTCGTACTACCGTCGAGGAAGTTTTGAAGGTTCCGGATCGGACCTTCGCAACCAACGAGCAGACAGAGAAAGAAGAGACACTCGGAGCCAAGACTATAGGTTCATACGGTCACGAAGAGTGGGACATTTGGGAATGTTACGTCACGTGGCGTTACAACGACGAAAGCTTCGCTCCTCGTTTGATAGCGACGTATCACGAAAAGAGCGACAAGCTTCTACGTGTTGTCTACGACAACTTTCAAAAAGAATGGTTCGTCGGCGCGCGCATGGCTCATCGCGACGATATGTATCCGGGCTACGGCTTCGCCGAGATGCTTTGGATGTTCCAGGAGGGCGCCTCTGAAACCTATAATGGCTACCGCGATAACCAAACTGTCGCAAACACTCGCGTATGGCGTGTACATCCTGACTCTAAACTGCATCAAGGCTATCGTATTTACCCATCAGCGATGTTGCCTGCTGACGAAGGTGAAATCGAAGCCTTGGCTCACGGCGATGTTAGTCAAATTAACCTCGATGAGCTTCGTATGCTGCTCGAACTCGCGGAGCGGCGCTCGGGAGTAAGTCCGCCTCAACAAGGTATGGGAGCGGGAGCTCCGGGGAAGCGTGGTATCTACTCTGCGATGGGTACTCTCTCGGTGATGCAGGAAGGCAACTCACGCAAGGACTTGAACATCTCTGATATGCGCGACTCCCATACTCGATTGATGAGGCTTGTTACTTATCAGTATGGCGTTTTTGGCGAAGGAAGCAAGTTCCACGAAGCACGACTGAAACTCTTTGGAGCGAAGGCGGCTAGTATCAAAGATGCAATCACGGCGATAACTCGTAAGGAAATTGGCCTTCCTTGTTACTCTTCGACCGCGTCTGTAAACAAAGAGGTTGAGAAGCAAAATGATGTAATGCTTAGCCAAATAATGGCTCGCCATTACCAAATGGTCGCGAGCTTGCTCGGTTCGATGCAGAATGTAATGACGCCACCGCAGGTTCAGAGCTACTTCAAGGAAGTCATCGTCGCGTCGAACCTACTCATGAAGAAGATTCTCAAGAACTTTGGTCACGAAGAGGTAGATAGACTCGTCCCCGATCCAATGAAACAACAACCCGGAGGTCAAGGTGGGAATCAATCAGCTTCTGGCACGCAGCCCCAACCAGACTCTAACGTGGCTGGAGGCGGCGGAGGCCAGAGACTTCAATGAGATGCTTCGAGAGTGGACGGACAGGGATTATCAAATTCTTCGAACGTCGGATGACGAGAAGGAGCTTTTCCGTGCTCAGGGAGCTTTGAGGATTTTGGGTCAAATAATCGAGCTTCCAGCTATGATTCGTGAGTACCTACACGATATAACAACTGGAAAACGAAAGAAGATAGAGGAGGTTCAAAGTGGGATGGTTGGACTCAATAAACGCAAAGAAGAAGGATAAAGTACCGGAGCGTTTCAAGGACAAGTCTGAAGACGACATTCTTGCAATGATGGACGCGGCTGATAAAGCCTCAACTCGTGTGACTGAGCTTGAAGCTGAGCGTGTCAAAGACACAGAGAGAGTCACGGCGATTCAAACGGAGTTCGAAGCCGTTAAGACACGTCTCGCAGCCGCGGAAGCGAATCGTAATGCGAATCCGAACGGCAGTGACAATAACAACAACGAGCTTGCTAACTTCGTTGAGGAGCCAGACAAAGCTTTTGGGCAGCGTGTTGCACCTGTCGCTAACATCGCGATTCAAACCGCTGCTATGACAGCAAGAATGCTCGCGCAGCAACAACTCAATAATGCTGACCTCGCCTCCAACAGCAAAACGATGGACGGGCGGTTGTTTCAGCATTGGGGAGCTGAGATGGATGCTGAAGCAAAGAAGTACCAAACTATCCAACTCACGACACCACAGGCGTGGCTTGGTATCTATATGTACCTGAAAGGTGTCCACGCAGACGAACTTCGTGATCCGGAGATTCGAAAGAAGAAATACAACTTCATGGAGCCTGTTCAGTCGAGTGTCTCGACGACTGACGATGGAAAGCAGAAGCCCGCAACCGATCAACTCACTGATGCCGAAAAACACGTCGCAGATAAGATGGGCGTGACTCATGAAAATTATCTTAAGAGAAAGAAGGCTATGCAATATGTCAACGCCTAATACACCACCGACATTGACGTCCAAGAATCTGCCCCCTTCCCAACAGCCGGGAAGGGGGCTGCCGCCGACTCCTCCCATAACAGCCTCGATCGAAGTAGCGTTGCCGTATGACCAAATCGAAGCGAAGCCGCTTCGCGCGCCGAACTTTATCAATCTGAAGCCGAAGAATCCGAACTTGTCCCTCTTCTGGGGCAATCGAGCTGTCGGTGAGAAGGAGTCTGGTCTACGCTACGACCAGCTCATCGCGATGGGTTTTGTCCCGGCGAGGCCCGAGGACGTACTTTCAAACGAAGGTCTGACTTGTCCACCGTCGATATGCAAGGACGGACGTATTATGTACGGTGATTTAATTCTACTCAAAATCCCGCGTAAGGACTATATCGGTGCGCTAAAGTGGAACGAACAAAACGCTCGTCTGCGAGTCAAGAAGCCCGGCGTGACTATCGAAGGCGGAATGACCGAACACCAAGCCGCTGACTCCCGCCGTCAGCCAGTCGATGCTTTGGCATCGCTTCCCAAAAAAGTTTCTTCGTATGTTCCGACTCTAGCTGAAACTGACGCTTTGACGAGGGACAATACGTAGAAGAGTTTGCGGCACGCCCCTGTCGCAATTGTTACAAAAGTTAACAATTACATCGACGAAAGGAGAACTAATGGCATCAGCTGAAATCCACTCGATTCAGACTGTAAGCGGAAATCAACCGCGTATAAGACGAATCATAGAAGAAGCCGGACAGACGTTCTTGCCTGGGACTCCCGTTCAAGTAGCCGCTGGTGACGGGGGATTGAAGGCGTGGGATGGAGTTACGGTCGCATTTGGAATTGCTGGCTTTTCGAAGGAGTTCGGAAACAACCTCGCTGCTTTGGGAGTAAATCCTACAGCCGCGGTTAACCCAAGTCCGCAGCCGTCGACTGGACAAGCCGTTCCGTTTCAGCCTGCGGCTGTCAGTATATCAAGACCGTTGTTTCGTGATGGCCGTCAGGGATTTGAAGTGTCTGTTGTTGACACTGTCTTCCTTGGCCAAGTCGGTCCTGCTCAGAACGTTGTTGCTACTGACCTTACGAAGCAATACGGAATGACTCTCGACGCTGATGGTCATTGGTATGTTGACAAAACAAAAACCGGAGCCACGGCTGTTGTTGAAATAGTCAGGCTCGATCCAAACGACCAAAGTGCACTTCCTCGTGGCGTATACTTCGTTGTGCTGCCTGCCTCAGCACAGTTGGTGGCCTGACATGACTATGGTTCGAGGTCAATTCGCGCAACTTATGGCTCCCGGTTTGCACGACGAATTTTTACACTGGGTCGATTTACTACAACGCGACGAGGAGTATAGTCACATATTTCACGTCGAGACGTCGAAGATGGCCTACGAAGACGAAGTCGAGTTCGCAGGACTTCCTCCCCTTGTAGAAAAGCCTGAAGGTGAGGCGATTTCATACTCCGACGCTATTCAAGGCGGCTCGAAGCGGTATCTTCACCTAACCTACGGTCTCGGCGTTCGCTGTTCGTTCGAACTCTACGAGGACGACCAGTACAACGTAATCAACCAAGTTCCGAAAGCCTTGGCTCGCTCTGCTCACTTCATCAAAGAGCAGCAAAGCTTTAACGTCTTCAACCTCGGCTTTACGACAGTGACGACAACGGACGGTTTGTCTTTGTTCAATACGAGCCATCCGCTACTCGGCGGGCCGGCTGCAACTTCGGTCGCTCCTGGTATCTCGAACATTATTGCCGCGGCTGGTACATATCCGAACAGGCCACTCGTCGATGTTGATCTTAGCTTCACGGCTATTCAGTTGATGGTCAATTTCTTCGAACGTCTTCCGGACAGTCAAGGCTTGCCGATTACAATCAAGCCGCGTACTGTCGTTATTCCGCCGGAGCTAAAGTGGATTGCACGTGAAATTCTCGGCTCTCCGCACAAGCCGTATACGGCGGACAATGAAATCAACGCTGTGTTGGCCGAAGACTTGCAGTACTTCGTCTGTCACTATCTCACCTCGCAGAGCGCGTGGTTCGTCATTGCTGACAAGATGGCGCATCGATTGAAGTATTTTGTTAGACACGAGCTTGACGAGGACTTTGCTGATGACTTCGACACTCGCTCAATCAAGCAAGTATCGTTCATGCGTATCTCGGTAGGAGCTACAGTTTGGGAGGGCACCTTCGGCAGCAACGGGCCGTAAGGAGATACAAACATGAAAAAACTACCTACATTACTCGCAATCCTAGCACTTTGCGCTCTACCTTCGTTTGCTCAACAGACCCTCTTCCAAAGCTTCGTTGATACGGTCGCCACTGCTCCTCCAACGGTGTTGGTTGGACAAGGCTCGTCGACTTCGACTGCTACAGGAGCGTCGACCTCGCTTACCGGAGGTGCTGTCGCAGCAGGGACGTATCGTATTTGCGTGACGTTTTTCTCACTCGCAAATACGGAGACTCCTTGCTCTGTAGACACGGCGGCCTCCTCGGTAATCACGACAACCGGCTCGACCTCGACCGTGACGGTATTTCCTCCCGTCACGGCTGGAGGTTTCGGCTCGATTATCGGCTACCGAATCTACATTGGCGCCTCCGGCGGCGCGGCTGCGGCTGAGACACTCCAAACTATCAACGCGACAATCTGCACGCTGAGTGCAAGCTCGACTGCAAGTTGCTCGTTGAATAGTTCAGCTACATTCACGTCATCGGCCGGTTTCGTCGGTGGCGCTGGCGGACCGGCTACTCCGGGAACACTTCTAACATACCCAAATTCGAATGCGGCGAATATGACGCTGTTCGAGAATTCTAACTATCCAACTCAGATTCTAGGTTGGGTTGTGACAGGAACTGCTCCTAGTGCGTGTACTGTACAGCTTCAAGCGGGGACTCTTCCATCAACTTTGGCAAACGTAGGACAATCGTTGACTTGTACCGCAACAGGGTCTTACGCCTTGCCTTCAGTAGTGAAGGCTGCTTACGTCGCTCCGAACATAACAGCGTTTACGGCTGGCGACACGACTACGTCTGTTACCTTCAATATGACGACAATTCCTTATCCTCTTGTCGTTTATTGGGGTCCGGCTGCTCCAACAACGGCTTGTACTGCGTTTACTGGAGCTTTTCTTACTGTCGGTACGACGACAACTACGTTGAACGTTTGCGTTGCGGCTGCTTGGTCGGCAGTGACTGTGCCGTAAGATGCCTAACCAAGCACACTCTGGAATACGAGGAGACCCTTGGCACGCTTGCGATATTTGCGCGTGGGACTACCACGTCTCGCAACTTCGCAGACAGCCAGGACTACGTCGAGGACTTCTCGTATGTCCAAAGTGTTGGGACAACCCACTAACGTTTCAACGTGATTATTTGATTCAAGAAGCGCTTAGTCAGTCAGCGGACCAAGAAATGCAAGTTGCTGATATCCTTCAGCAACCTATCGACGTTGACGATGAGCGTTAAACAAGTTTAAGGTGCTCTGTTGAGTCCTTCTTTGTGAGCACGGGGCTGGGCGAGCGAAGAGGGTCGACCTCCACACAGAGCACCTTAAAGAAGTTAGTCGGTTAGTAGCTATCGCTAGATAGACTCAAGGCTTAGGAGGCCTTAACGACATGTCCCATACTAAAAGTAGATACCAACAGGATTTGGGGTTCACCGACGGTCGCACCCGAGCAACCCCCGGAGATATTGTATTTACAGGAGCAACTCTCGCGGTAGCTCGTGTTGCTGCTGGTCAATGGGGGATTGTTTTAGGAACTCCAGCAGCGCAAGCGAATACGTTTGCTGTCAACGTAACTCAGCAAGCAATGCGCAGACTTGGGTTCTTCGAAGATTTGCAAGAGCAATTCGGCGGCACTGGCATTCCTGGATCAGCGGAGTACCAAGGACGCCCCGATACTATTCCAAGTATGGCTACTGGTCAGCCAATCACTCCTCGAACGGCTTTCAAACTTAAGGGAATTAAGCTTCTTAGTTTTGATTCTATCTATCAACTTGGAGTAGCTAATGCAACTTCGCATACATGTCGAGTTGACCAAACTTTGTTCGTCGATAACGTCGCTGCTGCAACCTCGGCTGTAGTTGCTTCTGGTGCGAACGGACTTGCAACGGCTTTTCGTGCGAATCCATATGTCACAAACGTAGCACTGCCAGCGGCGCAACAGATTTATCGTAATATTGCAGACCAAGACATTTGGATCGAGGATGTTATCACTGGAGCCGCAACGACGACAGTAACGTTCTTCGGCTTCGACTTGTTAATAGAGTACAACTTCAACTAAGTCCCTGGGGGAAACTGTGACGGGTGAAGTGGTAGCTCTAATTATCATCGCGGTATTCCAAGCTTTTCAGACGGTTCTTATGTCAATGGGGATGTATATACTCAAAGACATGAAAGACCGCATTGCGCGTCTTGAGTCTATCGAGATGGGAAAGGGATTCAAAACACATGGCCAATGACCTTAGTAGTCGGAGTTGGTTTATTGACACAGCCGGGGCGGGAGTGATTTATCCATACCAAGAATTTATCAAATTCATCGAAGTTGTTGGTGGGGGAGCCGTAGCTGCTGGAACTCAACTGGCCGACATCAGGGACCGAAATAATAAGTCGATAGTCAACTCTTTGTCGCAATCTGCTGGGGCTGGACAAATTGGAGAAATTCAGACGTACAATCTAGAGAATTGGTTTGAAGGTCTTATTGTTTTTGCTTTGTCGGTTGGTGTTACGCTTCGAATTCATGTAAAATAGGAGGATTTCGATGCAGGCTTTTTTGAGGGCTGGAATTGATATTATTGGTGATGGTACGAGTACATCTTTTACTTTTGATTTGAACGCACCATTCGTTTTTGTAACGAATGGTGTTGGTGGGAGTTCGTTAGACGCGATATTTCCGAACCTTTTTCCAGATTCTATAATCAGCGCTACTGTTTCTATAAATGGAATACCAACACCAATAGGAGCGACTCTTAATAAAAATAAAGTCACTTTGACTTTTCCATCTCCTTTGGTTAATGGTTCGAATAATTCTGTATCGGTCGACCTTGGATACAATAGTCTATGACAAACACACTCAACGACGCCGCTTCCTACTTCCGACCACTTTGCGAACAACTCCTCCAAGGTTGCGTCAAAATCGGAGTGCCTTGTCGAATCGTCGACATAATCCGCGACGAAGCTCAGCAACAGCAGAAGCTTGTGGATGGGCTATCGTGGACTCAACACGCGAAGCATCTGCCGCAGCCTCCTGAGGAGAAGTCCGAAGCTATTGACATTGTCCCATTGTCGGTCTTATCAGAACACAAACCCGACTGGGACCCGACTCATCCTGATTGGCAGAGAATTGGCGAAGTAGGTAAGAGTCTTGGACTTCGCTGGGGTGGGGATTGGGCTGAGCATCACGACCCTTCGCATTTTGAGTATGTTCATCCTTCGGTGACTTCGTCTGGTGAAATGGAAGATTTGACGAACACGACTACATGAGCAAAAAAGTGGGAAACTTTCTTATACTCAGCGAATGCGGCGACGGCGTTGGCTTGGTACTACGGCTGAAAGCCGAAGGCCACAACGCGAAGATAAAGATATTCGACCACGCTTTCGAACACCAAGGTCAAGGAATCGTCGACTTCGCAGACTCTTTTTCCCAAGGCCAGACTGTCATAGCTGACGTGACTGGCTACGGCCAAATCCTAGACAAGTTCCGCGACGACGGAGCTCGTATCTTCGGAGGAGGGAGCTTTGCTGATAAGCTCGAAAAAGACCGTAGGTTAGCAGAGGAGGTGTTTGAGAAGGCAGAAATAAAAACACCAAATTCAACACACGCGGAAAACTGGGACGACGCTGCGAAGCTGGTTCAAGCGATGGGAAACGAAAGTGAGAAGGTAGTTCTTAAACCAGAAGGTTCATTGAGTGGCGTCGTTCCTTCTTTCGTTGCTTCGAATGTCGAGGAGGCACTTTCGTATCTTGAGCAATACAAAAAAGAGCATAGCTCTGACGAGGTGAATCTAACAGTTCAAGAGTTCGTCGAGGGCGTCGCTTTGTCAACCGAAGGTTGGTTCAATGGTCATGAGTGGATCGACGGAATGTTCAACCACACTCTTGAACGAAAACAGTTCCTGAATGGTGACCTTGGCCCGTCGGGAGGCTGTACAGGCAACGTCGTTTGGGCTTGCGACTCCAAAGACCCGATAGTGAAACAAACGTTACTAAAGTTAACAGATGTACTTGCAGAACACCTCTACGTCGGACCTATCGACGTTAACTGCGTTGTCAACAAGGACGGAGTATATGCTCTTGAGTTTACTCCACGTTTTGGCTACGATGCGTTTCCTTCGCTTCTTTATAGCCTTTGCGATTTTGACTTCGGTGCTTTTATTG